TTAATTGCCGAAAACCACATGTTAGATCCAAGTAGCTTTTCTAGATTTAGATTTTAGCATTCTTTTAGTGCCTTTTACTTCAACTTCTTCACCTTTTGCAATGTAGTTGTAAGCACCATCAGCTGTAGTCTTAGATCTAGGGTCAATTTCAAGATTCATTTCATTTTCAGATGGAATCTCAACAATTTTACCACAAATATCATTAACATTATTATATTTTTTCATATTGTCTCCTTATTTATTTATTTTAGCCTTTTTTAAAAGATTTGTCATCAATTAATCGTTACCACTTCGCATTATAGATACTTTAGGTACTACGTTACCTTTATTTTTCATCATAGAGTCGACACTAGGTATAGTTTTGCTTAAAATAGTTTTTTCAATTGATGTATCAGCTCTTAAATTTGCTAATTCTTCATTTTGTTCAAGTTTATCTTCTTGATTTGACTGATTCATCATTGCTTTCATCTTATCTAGATCCATTCTAGCTTCATCATTCTTCTTTTTCTCTGCATTTTCAGCTGCTCTAATGTCTAACTCTCTTGCTCTTAGTTTAGCAATTGGATCATTATCAAATTCACCTGTAATTTTCTTTTCTTCTGCCATAAATTCTTCCATCATGTCAGCAATGAGTTGTGCTTTTCTAGCTTCAATTTTTTGAGTTATCTGTTGCATTTGCATTTGCATTTGTTGAGCCATTTGTGGATTCTGTTGACCCATTTGTTGAGCCTGCATTTGCATTTGCTGCATTTGTTGCATCTCATCTCTAAATTCTATCTCAACTTGTTCTTGTGACATTAAACTAATGTGTTCAAAAATATTTTTTTCTAAACTTGCCATTACCATTGGATTATTTCTTGCAATGTTTGTCGCCATAAAATTTAAATGCGCAGTAATATGTGATCTATGATCTTGATTAGGAAAAGCTTGAAACTGTGCTCCACCTAAAGCATCAATATGTTCTAATGCCGGATCTTTAGGCATAGGTTGTTGAGGTTTAACTAAAACAGCATCAATATTTTTTACACCTAATGCTTCATACATATTTCTATATGCAGAATACATGTTGTGCATTTGTGGATTAGATTGTGCCAGCTGCAATTCCGTTTGCGCTAGTGAAATACGCTGTGTTTGAGAAAAAATGTTAGGGTCAGCAACTGGCAATATATCTACTCGGTCATCAAAGTCAGATTGCATAATCATTCTTTGGCCCCCAACTACATCATACGGATATTCTTGTGGTAGATATAATTTGAATACTCTAGCCATAAGTCTGAATTCATTTTTTAAAGCTGAGTAAATTCTTTTATGTATTGCCGACATAGTTCTACTGCCTCTCTCTAAAAGAGCAACTGTTGTTCCTACTGCCGCTTGTTGATTTCCATCTCCAACTTGTAAATCAGCAATTGATGCAAATCTTTGACCTGCAGTAACTACGACTCCCATAAGCTGTAATAAAGTTTGACTCGGTTCTTTAAATGGTAACATCATAAATGAGTCTCTTAAGTTACCGCCTGGTGCATCTACATCTCTAAACTCACCGGGTTGAATTGATTGTGCATCATCTCTAATTCTAATACCACGCATTTTAAATCCAGCAGGTAAATTAGATAAAGTTCCTGCATCTAATAATTGTCTTAATGCAGAAGTTGCAGTACGAGATAATCCACCTATCATATGAATTAAACCAAAACCATAAAAACCTAAACCTGGTAAAAATTTAAAGTGTACAAAATATTGAATTTTATTTTTCTTAACATCTCCTATTTCGTAGTTTCTTTTAATAGAAAGAATCTCACGTGAGCTTTCTTCTAGAGTTATAAGATAAGGTACTTTAATACCTGTGGGCTCACCAGTCTCAGGATCCATATCTTCAAAACCTTCAAGATCTAAATCAATGTGACATTCTAATAATGTATAAACGTCTTCGTTTTGAGATTTAGAAGTTCCTTCTAATTCTCTTTCTTTTTTATCAATTTCTGATTCTTGGTCTGAAGGTTTTCCAATATCTATGTCTTTGTAAAAACCTGCAACTTGTTGTTTTCTTAAATCGTTTTCTGAAACTTTAACACGGTGAATAATTGCTTCTGCATCATCTAATGAAGTTGCAGTATAAGGTACAATTAAATCATCCGCAGGTACAAATTTTGATACCGCTCTTTGTTCTATATCATCATAATAAATTTTTTTAAATGTAGATCCTGAAAGGGGTAAATGAAATAACATAGAATCAAATTCAGGTTCATACTCTTTCATTTGATCCATAATTTGATAATTCATAAAATCTTTAACACGTGCTGCCTGTTGTGTTTTTTCCGGTGTAGATAAACCCATGACTTGAGTTCTAACCGGTCCATCAGCAGGTAATAATTCTTTGTAAGCTAATGATTGAAATTGTGTAACAGCTTCAGCGAGTACTGGGTGAGTTGCACCTGATGCACCTGAGAAAGGTTCTGTTCTATTATCGTATTTAAAACCTAATAAGTCTAAACCTTGCGTATAAGTTTTTTCCCAATCTTTTCTTGATGAGACATACTCTTGATATTTAGAAGATAAATCAGATGCTAGTTTTCCTAATACATCATCGGGTAAAAATTCTGCTAAGTTTGAATAATGTTCATCACCACCTTCTGGTGCTGCAGCTTGTGGATCTAAATCAATATCAACAGACCCGTCTTCGTTCTCTTCAATTTCTATACCTTCTGGAGATTGTTCTCGTTCTTCAATTTGTTCAACTAAAGTTTCTTTAACTTCTTCTTCACCAGGTATTTCAAATTCTTTTCTGACTTCGTTTGGAAGTGCTTTGTCTATATCGGCCATTTATTTTTTCTCCAGATTGTTTTATTGTTTTAACAGTATTATACGTAATATTCAAGCCCTGAGGCATGGGTCCGGCTTCAGGGGGTAATAAGTGTTTCCTTGGGTATTTATTCATTATTTTTTTCTAATTTTTTCTGGTACAGGAACACCTGCTTCTTCAAATATATCATCGGAAAGACCAGACATCTCATCAAGAACGCTACCTGTTTCAGGCCCGTCATTTCTAAGATAAGTAGTTCCCTCTTGATAATCAGGTTTGCTTTTAATAATTTTAGTTTTACCATTAGCTGTTTCTTGAAATATTTGTTCACCTGGTCTATAAGACATATAACTTTCTTCCGTTACAGGAGAACCATAATAATCCATATCCTCAGCAACTTTAACTCTTTGAATTTCAATTTGACCTGTTGCCATATCTTCTGTTAATTCAAGATCTTTATATTTTTTAACAGATTGTCTTTCTGTTAATGCTCCAAATTGAGTTATGTCATCTCCAAAAGTTTTAATTTTAGCAACTAAATTCCAGAAATGTGCTGGAGCAGCCTCTACTGTTTTTTGAATAACAGGTGCTGCGGATTCTGCAACTTTTGCTGCAGGTTTTATAAATTTACCTAAAACAGGAATTGATGCTAATCCGCCCATAACTTTCATGAAAGTTCTTCTATTCATTTTTGGATCTTTAGATCCGTCTTCAAAACCTAATCTCATTATACCACCATTAGCGGCCATGATACCAGAAAACGCTTCGGGATCACCTCTTCTATTTTGTTGTATGACTTCACTACGTTCTCTAGATAATAAATCATCTCTTTGTTCATCAGTTAAAGATTCTAATAATTCTTTTCTCTCTAACATATATTTACCACCTTGATAAATACCTTCACCTGCTAATGTTGCAATACCAATTGGAGACGCGACCCTTGCAGCACGCATTGCCATTTTCGGTGATAGACCTAAATTTAAAACTCTTTGTAATATTTTATTTTTTGTAAATGCTTCTGTTCCTTTAACAAGACCTGGTGCAAGAGCAGCTTCAGCTCCTGTAGTTAATCTTCCTTCTGTTGTTCTTGGATCAAAAGTTCCACCTAATCCTTTTGTTGCTAGTACAGCTCCAACGGGAGTTGATAAAGCAATTTGTCCAGCGTATTTTCCAAACTTACCCATATCTTTTAAACCTTGTTTTATTAAACCGGGATCTGCCATGGGGTTTGAATATAATCTTGAAGCTCCTGCTTCTGCTTTTTTCAAAATACTTGACATAACTTTTGGATTTTTTACTTCTTCTGCTATTTGAGATAATGGTTTTATATCGGAAGGGACTTTAAAAGAATAACCTCTAGCCTCATAGTTTTTTTGAAAAGCATTTTGATAATCTTTTGAAAGTTTAGAATAATTAGTAATTGTTTCTTTTGGATTGTTTAAAGATACTTTAAATAATTTTATTTTAGGCTGCCCCGGTTTTACATCTTTGTTTAATTTTGTTTCGTATTCAGAAACATTATTATTAAATTTTTTTACTGTTTCATTAATTTTTTTCTTATCCCCTGTAGCTATTGCATTTTGTAAACTTTTTTCATTAATTGATTTTTTTCTATCAAATTCATATTTAGTTTGCTTATTTAAATCTCCTTTAATAATTTGACCAAAAGCTCCATAAGGAGTACTTCCTCTTCTAACCGATGATATAGTTCCACCAGGTTCGTCTATTGCGTAAGTTTTTCCAAAACCCTCTGGAGTGTTATATCTAATAGCACCTCGGGTTGTTGCTGTACTTCTTTCTCCCACAGATTTACCTATTTTAAGATCTGCAAGGCTTCTCATAGCGCCTCCATATATGTCTGTTGCTGTATCTAATATTAATTCAGATCCTTTTTTATATGAAGGTTTAATTCCTTCTACTTTTCTATCACCTAAATAAGTAGAAGCTAATTGTGTTATTCTATAATCTACAATTCCTTTATCATTTGTTTTTAAAATTTTTGCAACTTTATTAAAATCAGGGACTTCTCCTTTTTTAAAACTATCTTTTATATATTGATTATTATTTAATAATCTTAAATCATTATCAATAATTTTTGTTTGAGGATTTTTTAATCCTCTAGATTCACCTAACTTTTGTATATTTATAATTCCTTCTTTCGTAAAATTTTTAATTGTTTGATAATCAAATTTACCTATTTTTCTCATTTCTGTTAAAGATGGTTTTCTTCCATTTTCTTTTTTAAAATTTTTTACAAAATTTATAGCTCTGTCTTTAGTATACTGTACTCTTTCTTGAGTAGGCATTAAATCAATTGGATTTTTTCCACTTTCTAATGTTGTTCTTTCAGTTCTTATTCTTGTTTTTCTATCTTTAGAAAGCTCTTCAAAAGGTTGACCATATATTTTTTGAGCAACTTTCTCTTGCATTTTAGTTATAGGTGATTTTTTCCAAGAGCCTATTTCTTGATCAGAGTAAGAACCTGTTCTAATTCTACTTCGTTTTTGAGGATCTAATTCGTTAAATGGTTTTTTAAATCTTTTTAATGCTTCTGCTTCCTGTGCTTCTGTTGCAGGTTTTACATATCCTGCTTCAGCAAAGTTTTCTCTAGTTTCTATTTGTGGAGATTCTGGTCTTGTCAACCAAGACATCATCTGTTCGTATTCGCCTATTTTCATTACATACCCATCAGGTAAGATAAGCCGCCGTTAGCTTGTTTAGTTCTGTCGGTGCCTTTTTTAAATATATCTATAATCTCATCACCGCTCATTCCCATTTTATCCATTTTAAATGTCTGTTCTACCATAGCAATCATATCAGCTTTCATTGTAGGTGATGAAGATGCAATTTGATCTGCAAGGTCTATAGGCATTCCTGGATATTCTAACATAAGATTATCAATCTCTATACTTTTCGCTAAACCTTCAGGAGATGTATCGCTCATTATCTTAGCCACACCTTCTTTAATTTCTTTGCTGTAATTTTTTAAAAGTTTTTCATCTATTTTCGGAAGTGTTTTCTTAGCTGCTTCATCCATTTCAGTACCAAGATCAAATGAAGATAGTTCTTCTATTTCATCTCTTGTCATTAATTTTGGATCACCGCTTGATTCCATTTCATCAAATTTTCTTTGTAAAAATGTTTTTCTAGCTTGAGATGTATCACCAGCTTCTGGATCTAGTTTACCCATTTTATATTGCCCATACATATAATCTTGATAGTCTTTTGCTTCTTTTCTTATTTTATTAGCTGAACCAATAGTACCGTCAAAATTATAAGCATCTAAATCACCAACGTCTTCCATAAGATCTTGAAACTCATCATCTGTTACTTGTCTTTTTGGATCTGGGTTTCTTGCTTCAAATTCTGAAATAATTTGTTGGTCAGTTTTTTTTGGTTGCGGAATTTCATCTGCAGTCTTAACTGCACCTTTACCAAATTTTTTATTTATAGTTTTAACTAAAGCTTGAATACCTTTTGGTAAACTACCAACTGCATAATTAATTCTTCCACCCATTGCACTTGGTTTTCTACCTGTTGGATCAAACTCTGTAAGTTCTTCTATCTCATCTGATT